GCGCCGGGCCTCCTGCCGGGCCCGGGTGAGCTCCTCCTCGGCGTCCCGGGCGACCTTCTTGGCGTCGGCGACCCGCCGCTCGGCCATCTCCAGGCTGAACGCCTGCTGCGCGCGCTGGGCGGCCTCCTGCGCCGCCGACCGGCTCGCACCAGCGGCGGCCTGCGTGGTGCGCTCCTGCTCCTTGAGGGCCTCGTTGATCCGGCCGATGCTCGGCAGTGCGACTGCGGCAAGCCCGGCGAACCCGGCGCCGGCCGCGGCCAGCGGCGCCGTCAAACCCGCCAGGCCGGCGGCCAGGGACGCGCCGACCGGGATAGCCGCCAGGCCGGCCAGCGCGAGCGACAGCGTGCCGATCGCGGACATCGCGCCGGAGATGTCCACATCGACCCGCGGCCGGGCGACCTGCTTGTCCAGCCCGGACAGCGCAGCCTCGACCGCGGCGAGCTCACCCATCGCCCCGCGGACATCGGCCCGCACATCCACCGACACGTCCTCGCGGTCGAGGGCGCGCAGCTCCCGCTGCAGCGCGGCGACCTCAGCCTGCGCCTCACCGGCGTCGATATCGATCCCAACCGTTTTGCCGGACAGCGACTCGATCCGGGCGCGCAGCTCCTGAATGGTCCGCTGCGCCTCCGATGCGTCGGCATCCAGCTCGATTCTCGGCAGGGTGCGGAACGCCGCCTCCAGGCGGGCGCGCACCCCGCGGGCGAAAGCGCCGCCGACCTCGGAGCCGTCCCGGGTCGCGCGCGCCTGCTCCCGCTGCGCCGCCTGGTGCACCGGCGCATACACGTCCCGCAGCTGCGCCTGGATCCCGCGGCTGATCTGCTCGCCGATCTCCCGGCCCACCTGCTGCGCACCCGGAACCAGACTCCTGCGCAGCTCCCGGTGGAAACCGGTCGCATCCGGCACAACCGGGACGACAACCTCGCCAGCCTGGAACTGGGCCACCGGCCCACCCCTCCCCTCTGCGGATCAGGCGAGCCGGGGCCACCCCGGCGACTACTGGACAGGACGCGTGACCAAGCCTGGCGGTGACTGCACCCACTGGCCGCGGCCGAGCGGCACCCGCTCCCCGCGGATCCGCGCCAGCACCATCGCGGTCTGCTCAGCCGACAGCTGCCGGCGCTTTCTGCGCTTTTTGGACGGCACACCCGGCCGCGGCACCGGCTCCGGAGCTTTGCCTTTGCCGCCGTTGACGCGCTGCAGCACGTAGGTGTTGGCGCGCACCGCGTCGATCAGCGTCGCGATCAGCATCTCCGCATGCGACCACTGACCCTGCGACGGGTCGGCCTCCTCGGCGAGCCGTTTGATCTCGGCGTCGCTCATCGCGTTCCGCAGCTCGGTCTTGACCGCGGACTCCGGCGGCAGATGCCGGATCAAATTGCCGAGCAGCCGCCACGTCAACGCCGAGCGGCCGCCGCCTGGGCGCCACAGATCCCGCACATCCAGCTGGTAGTAGCGCCACAGGTCGGCCTCGACCGCGTCATAGTGCTCGCCGAGCAGGCGGGCCAGGCCGGCTATTCCCCCCGGCCGACCCCCTGGTAGTGGCGGGTGGCGGCCTCGATCAGCGCGTTGATGTCAGCGCTGCTGATGCCGCGGATCTGGGCGAACTGCTCGTAATCGTCGCCGAGGAGCTCGCGCATGAACTCGCGCAGGTCACCCTCGCCCCTGCCGAGCGCCGCGGTGACCTGCCAGTCGACCTCGGTCGGGTCCCTCATCGTGAAAACCTTGCCGTCCACATCGAACACGAACGGCTCCCTCTTGGCCTCCTGCGCACGCCGGCGAAGCGAGAACAGGCTGACCGGCTCCTGGGCGATCTTGTTGGTAGTCATCAGGACAGGTGATCCTCCACCTGAGGCGCAAAATAACTGTGGTAGACCAGGTTCCCGGCCGAGTCGGGGTAGGTGGAGATCGTCCACTCGTACCCGACCATCTCACCCTGCTGGTAGGTCACCTCGCCACGCTCGGTGATCTCACCCTCGGGGATGTAGAAACGCTCCCACACCTGGCCGTCATACACGTCGATCAGCCAGCTGCGGCGGTCCGGCTCCGCCGTGCCGGACTCGGCGTACCGGACGATCCCGTCCATATCCGGCTGCAGGTCATCCACCTCGAGCCGGTTCTGCAGGGCCCGCACGATCGGCCGGTTGATCTCCCACGCCGTGAAGCTGAACGTCCGCACCGAGCTCGTCACAACCGTGCGGAAGGGCGAGGTCAGACCCCACGGAGTGAACTGCTCGGTGTCCTCCTCAACACCATTGGTCAGACCATCAGTGGAGATCGCGCCGATGGCCAGCCACGGCGCAGGCGGCTGCTCCTCGGGGTCCGGCGGCTGCGCCGTACCCAGCGGCGCCACCCAGACACCGCCGTTGGTGCCGACCACCGCCAGCTTGGCGTCCCGGTAGATAGTGGGCATGATGTGCTCCTCACATGCTGGGGCAGCAAAAAGCCCCCGCGACCGGCGGCCCCGGGGGCGAACAGGAAAAAAGTGCTGCTAGACGGGGTGCACCACCAGGCTGTAGCTCGCCTCGTAGCGGCGCAGAGCCGGGTTGTCGTACGGCACCCGGTGCGGCCGCACCGACGTGCGCACCCGGTTGACCGACACCCCGTCGTAGACCGATTCGGCCAGCTGCTCATGCAGCAGCCAGTGGATCCGGCCGGCCCAGTCGGCCGCCTCCACCGTCGTGGCCGCGAATACGCTGATGTCCACGCTGGGCTCATCCCGGCGGTACCCGTCATGGCCGCCGCCTGTGCCGGTCACCTGCACAAACGGCACCCGCGACTCCAGATCCGCCGGTGTCTCCGTGCTCGCCGGCAGCCCGACCACATCCGTGACCCAGGCCACCATCAGCGCCTCAATATCAACCACGACGCTCATAGGGCACTCTCCGCGGCCCGGCCCATCACCCTGTAGCGGGGCGTACGGCTCGTGCCCCACTCCACATACGGCGCCGCCACATCGTCGTTGATCACCAAGGCCACGGCGCGCGGCCGCGGCCCCGCCCGCACACCGACCTCGACACGGAACGACCGGGCGTACTCGCCGGTGTCCACCGGCGCCAGCGCGCGGGCGCGGCGCGCGACCCGCTCGGCACGCTGCCGCATCTCCTCCTGCATCTGCTTCGAGGCCAGGACACGGCCGAAACCGCGGATGTCCGGCCGATACCGTGCACGAGCCGCCGCCACCGCCATCCCCTCCCCTCGAGGACGCTGCGCTCAGCCGGTGACCTTCACCCCGCGGGCCAGCACACCGGCCCGCCACCCGGTAAACGGCGAGCTCCACTGCTCCGGCGTGCCGTCCACCTCATACAGCTCGCCACGCACCCGCATCCGCGACACCGACGAGAGATCCGTCCCATACGGGAACGAGACGTTGATCCGGTCGGTGACCGTGTCCCGCGCCTCGGTCTGCTCGGTGCTCCCGCTCGGCCAGACGATGCAGCCCGGCACGTCCCGCTCAGCCCACGTCCAGATCTCGTTGCCGTGGGCGTCGCGCCCGGCCGGCGAGCGGGTCAGCACCGTCACGGTCTCACCCCTGGTCATCGCCGGCCCAGCCTCTCGACCGCCTCAACCCACCGTGCCAGGTCCGCGGCAGGGTCGAGCTGACGCGACCGGGCCTTCGCTTTCTTCGACGCGGCCTGCCACGCCTCCGGGTCGTCGAGCGCGGTGAGCGCCGCCACCCAGCCGTCCAGATCATCACGCTCGACGAAAATCCCGGCGTCACCGAGGGACTCGCACAGGCCCGGGGTGGGGGTGGCCACGACCGGGATACCGGACGCGAGCGCTTCGACCCCGACCCGACCCCACGACTCATACTCGCTGGGCATGATCAGCACACGGGTGCGCGCATACACCCGCTCGGCCATCTGCGCCGGCGGCACATGCTCGACCACCTCAACATTCGGCGCCTGAGAGACGATCTGCTCACCGTAGGCGCCCTTGACGGCGAGGAACCGGTGGCCCGGCATCCGCTCGGCGAGCCGCCACAGCACATCCCCGCCCTTGGGCTTGTGCAGGTTGACCAGCGTGATGTGGTCGCCGGGGGTGGTGCGGTAGTCGGCTGCGCGCACCGGCGGCCGCACGATCACACTCGCCAGCGGACGCGCGGCCTTAGGGTTCTCCGCGAACCATCGCTCGGCTTCCGCCGCCATCCACTGGCTGTTGTAGACCGCCAGCGCCGTCGTGCCCGACCCGACCGCGCGGAACGTCGCCGGGAAAGTGTTGTGACACAACACCACCAGCGGGCGGCCCCAGCCGCGCGCGGCCGCCGCCGCTGCCCGCACGTTCTCCAGATGCGAGACCACCACATCGCTGTCCCGGGCCAGGCGCAGGAAATCCTGCCTGGCCTTGACCGGGATCACCTCGACCCCGTCCACCTCGTACGGCTCGCGCCGCCCGTTGTGCTGGGACAGCCACACCCGCACCTGGTGGCCACGCGCCACCAGCTCACGCAGGAGCGTGTGCGCCATCACCTCCGCCCCGCCGCCGTGCTCCGGCACGTAGGCGTGGAACCGCGCCAAAACCCGCATCTAGATCCTCACTGTGATCGTGCCGGTGGTCGTCCGGTACCGGTCCAGCACCCGCCGCTCGGCATCCGTCAACGTCACCGCCAGCCCCTGACCGGGCGTCTCCGACCGGTAGCTGTAGGGGCCCACCGTCTCGCTCGTCACCCCGCCGACCATCGCCGGGGAGGTCAGCGTGCGCAGCGTCATCTGGCACGCCACCGCCACCACATCCGGCGGCACCTGCGTATACCCGTGGGTGTAGGTCACCCGGTAGGTGCCGGGGAAGCCGTCATCGTCCCACCAGATCTCCGGCAAGTTGATGATCCAATTGCCCTCGCCGAGCCGGATCTGGTCGATCCCGTCGAACAGCCAGTCGGCGAGCGTGATGTCGGGGGCGCCGCTGACGCCGATCGCCTCCACCCGCTTGACCTCGATCACGGGCCGCTGCGGCAGCCGGAGCGTCCCCCCGGTCGCGCGCAGCACCACCGTGTCATCCACAGCCTGGGTGAAATCGCGGCCGGTATAGCCCCGGATCAGCGCAGAGGCGTCCGCCAGCAGCGCGCACACCCGCACCCGCTCATCGTCGGTCAGGTCCCGGCCGAGCCGCGCGACCAGGTCGGCCTCAGTCGCCAAACTCTCCACCGGACACCCCCCCTTTTAGTGCGTCAGCCGGGCGAGCATGCGCATCCGGTCACGCTGCGCCGCGACCATCTCCGCGGCCGCCACCCACCGCTCCAGATCCGGCGCCGGATCCAGCTCCGCCGACCGCGCCCTCGCCTTCTTGGAGGCGGTGCCGTAGGCGCGCGGCGTCAGCAGCCGGCGGATCGCCCGCTCCCAGCCGTCAATGTCGTTCCGGTCCACGAAAACGCCGGCGTCGCCGAGGCTCTCCTGCAGGCCCGGGGTTGGGTGGGCGATCACCGGGATACCGGAGGCCATAGCCTCGACGCCGACCCGCCCCCACGACTCATACTCCGACGGCATGAGCAGGATCTTGGTGCGCGCATACACCTCATCCCGCATCCGCTGGCCCGGGATGTTCGGCATCACCTCGACATTCGGCAGCTCACGCACGTCCTGGTGGCCGTAGCCGCCGATCACGGCGAGGAACTTCACGTCCGGCATCCGCTCGGCCAGCTGCCAGAACGTCCCCGACCCCTTCGGCGGGTAGAGGTTGATCAGCGTGACGCGGTCACCCGGCTTGGTGGCATACTCCTCGGCGATCACCGGCGGGCGCACCACCACCGCATCCGGCCGCGGCGCACGCACCGAATCCAGCCACGCCTCAAACTCGGCGCGCATCCACTCCGAGTTGTAAACCGCCAGCGCACACGGGCCCCGGCGCACCCAGTTCCTCGTCTGGTCGAAGGTGTTGTGCAGCACCTGGATCAGCGGCACACCATGCACCCGGCTGATCACCGCAGCACGGCGCGTGCACTCCAGATGCGTCACCAGCGCATCCGCCGCATCCAGAAAACGGACAGGGTCCGACTTGGAGCGGAACGGGTGCACCCGCACCCCATCCAGCTCATACGGCCCCTCCTCCAGCCGCGACGAGAGCACCACATCCACCTCATGGCCACGCTCCACCGCGGCCCGCAACATGGTGTGCACCATCCACTCCGCGCCGGCGTTATGGTGCGGCGGATACGCGTGGATCATGGCCAACAGGCGCACCAGACAACTCCCATCCGTCAAACCTCAGCTGGCCATCCGCGGCAGAGACCCACAGGCGCATGCCCGCAGGTCTCTGCCGCACCAGCCACCAGCCCGCCACAACCCAGGGCGGATCAGGAACCGGCCGTCGCCGCCTGCACCACACCGAACGGGAACCGGGTGGCGGAGTTCGGGTTCAGCGCGGTGACCGGGTTGCTGGTGGCGTACGCCACCCGCATGGTCACGCGGAGCGCGACCGAGTCCTGCTGCATGAGGTTGAGGATCACCTTGCCGTCGCCGTCGCTGATGACGCCCTGGTCGAACATCTTGTAGGTGATGTCCTGCCGGATACCGATGATGCACTTGGACCAGTCGCCGGCGATCAGCTCCGCCTCGCTGCTGTCCCAGGCCCCGTTGGTGACCTCCGTCACCGGGTAGCCGTACAGCATGCCGCCGCCGCCGCTCTGCAGGTCCGGCTGGTAGATCGGCGAACCGTCCTGGCTGCGCAGGCCCACAAGCTTCCACTTCAGGCCCGGCCGGGCGGCAAAACCGCTGATCTGGAACCCGTCGGCGGCGATCACCTCGCCGAGCGCGGCCACATCCTGCGCGAAATCGTCGCCGGTGCCGGCGACCACCGTGTTACCGGCGGCCACGGCCGAGGTGTAGATGTCAGCCGGCCACGAGCTCGGCTTGTCCACACCGAAAAGACCCGCCGCGTCGATCTTGTAGCCGAACGCCTCCACGATCCGCGGGCGGACCTCGTCCCAGATCGGGACCTGCGCGTCGTCGAGGTACGCCTCGGGGATCGGGACGATCACCGCGAGCTCCTCGGCGACCAGCGTGACGTTCTTCCAGTCCACCGAGCTGGTCTGCTTCATGCCGGTGTCACCCGACACCCAGTAGGCCATCGGCAGCACGTCCAGCACCGGCTGCCGCTGGGTCCGGGTGCTCATACGCACCTGACCGGCCCGCTGCAGCAGGAAGGACTGCGTCGGCAGCTCCTGGATGATCTGAGCCGACACCGGCTCAGGGATCAGCGGGTCATCGGAAACATCCCTAGTGATCAGCTCATCGTACGGCACGGGGCACTCCTCTCAACAGCATGCAGCGGACCCGGGCCCCGTGCGAGGAGCCGGCGCTGCTCAACGAACAAGAAAAGGGGTAGCTAGCGGCGCCCGCCCATCAGGAATTGGCGGAACGCCTCGTTCGGGTCCGTGTCCTCATTGGCCGGCATCGCGCCAGGGCGCAGGGACTCCACCGGCCAGCCGCCGCGCGCGCGGGACTGCTGCTCCCGCTCCTGCTCGAGCTCGGCGAGCCGCTCGGCCACCCGCTGCTCCAGCCGCTGCTCCACCCGGCGCTCCACCTCGGCGTCGATCCCCTCGGCCAGCGCCTCGGCCGCCTCGAGGATCTCCTCCTCGGTCTCGCCGGCGAGCCGCTCCACCAGGCTCGCAGGCACCGAATGCGTCGACGCCGCCAGCAGCCTCGCCTTTGCGAGCTCCGCCTCCCGGGCGCGCCGCTCCACCTCCGCCAGGCGCTCGGCGAGCCGCTCGGCCTCGCTCTTCTGCGCGTCCTCGATCTCGCGCAGCCGCTCGGCCATCTCCTTGACCTGCTCCGGCCGGAACCGGCCGAACGCCTTGACGGTCTTTTCGTGCTTTTTCGCCTGCGCGCGCCAGTAGGCCGCCTGCTGCTCAGGCGTCATGTCCTTGACCGGCGTGTTCAGCGGATACCCCTCGGGGCCCACCTCGGCAGACCCCTCCTGCCGGCCGCCGGTCTCCTGCCCGCCAGGCTCGGGCTCGGCATCCGCCTGCCGGGCAGACCGGCGGCCGGGCCGACGCCGCTCCGAACGCTCCAGGCGCTCCGCGGCCTCGCCGTCCTCGCCGGCATCCGCCTCGGCCGACTCGGCGACAGCGGCGGCCAGCAGCGCCTCCGCCTCAGCGTCGTCATCGCCAGGCCCAAAACCCGGCGCCTCGGCAGCAGTGGACTCGGACACAGATTCAGACACATCTACTCCCATGTCGGGACACCAGGGCCTGACCCTGACGGCCCAGGCCAGCAACACAAAAAACCGGCGGCCATGACGGCCCACCGGCCACGAAAGGAAAGATCCAAAAGCCTACTCTTTGAGCGTGCCGTCCGCGTTCCAGGTGTCCGGAATCAGCTCCTCCAGACCCAGCTCACGCGCACGGCGCATGATGAACCGGCGCACCCTGGCACGCGCCTCCTCGGTGTTCGGCCGCACCCGGCCCACCGCGCGAATCGCGTTCAGCAGATCCTCGCGGTTGGCGATCGGGAACCGGCCCGGCCGCGGATCGTCCGGGTCGGTGCGCATCGCCTTGCCCTCGGCGACGAGCCGGCGCAGCTGCCTGGCACTGCGGTCAGCCATGGTCGTCATTCCTCCGATTTGTCGCGGCCTTCCCAGTAGCGGCGCCACACACGCCGAGCCTCGGCGCCCGAATAGCCGGCCGTCACACGCCGCCACTGCTCATACAGGTCCCGGGAATGGCCCAGCCACGCCTCATCCCGCGACCACACCGGCGCCGCCACACACGCGCAATGCGGATGCGCCTCGAATCTCGCGGTGGCCTCGCTGTAGACCGGCCCCCGGGAGGCGAGCATCGCGCAAAACGCACACGGGTTCGCATCGGTGATCCGGGCCCAGCCGATCGCCTCACGGTCCTCCTCGACCGCGTCCAAGATCGTCCGCCGGCCCGCATCCAGCACGATCCGCTCCATGCTCCCGGCCACCGCCACACCAGCGTTCTGCCGAGCCTGCCGCTCCGGCACATCCGCCGACAGCGCACGGCCGTAGGTGCGGGAACCGGCGATCCGCGCCGTCTCCTCAATCCACTCCCGCGGCGCCTCCGGCGCCGGCGACGGCACAAAAAACCCCGGAACCCGCGCCTCCGCGCGCGACTCGATGTAGTAGCCGGTCGCCAGCCGGCTCGACTCCCGCCGCAGGCTTGAGATCAGCGCCACCAGCGCGGCGATCAGCGCCCGCCACACGCTCGGCTCCCGCGGCTGGTAGGCATCCAGCCACAGCCTCAGCACCTCACGGGTCGCCTGCGCCGCCAGGCGCGCCTGCGCGGCACGGTGCTGCTCAGCCAGCTGGTTCTGCGACGGCAACCGCGGCCTCCCGCTCGACCTCACCGGCATCGGACCCCGCCGCGGCACCGGGCTCGCCGGGCTCGCCGGGCTGCGACGAGTTCAGCTGCCGATCCAGCATCCGGTTCAGCTGCTCCATCGCGTCCGCATCCCGCCGCGCCCGCTCGGCGGCCTTCCGCCACCGGTCCACATCCGTCTTGGTCACCCCGGGGACGCGCTCCCACAGCTCCTCAACAGGCACATTCAGCATCTGCGCCAGCTTCCCGAGCGCATCCACCGTTGTACTGAGCGACCGGGCCTCCGTATCCCGCCACACCACCTGGGCGGCGATGTCCTCCCAGCCCTCGCGGTCGCCGGCCGCCAGCGACGCCAGCCGCAGCGTCTGCTCATGCGACTCGCCGAACGAGCTCTTGCGCTCGGCGATTTTCCGCTGCAGCCCCGACTCGGCCGCCGCCAGCGCCTCAGCCGACAAATTCGCCATCTGGCCGAGCAGGTGATGCGGCGGCGTCTGGCTGACGGTCGCGATATTGCGGATCGTCGCCTCAATCGACTGCAGATACCCGGACAAATCGGTCTGGGAGAACTCGCCGAATCTCACATCCGGGTCCTCGGCGACCCACAGCCGGTCCACCGCCGCCTGGAACGGCGACCGCGGCGACCCGTCCTCATCGGTGACCACCATGCCGGCGATCCACCGCTGCCGAAACGCCGCATACTGCTGCGCCATCAGCAGATTGAACGTCGTGGCGTTCAGCTGATCCTGCATCTCAAACAGCGGTTCGACCTCGCCGCGGACACAATCATCCCCGTCCAGATCTTCACCGTTGAGGTAGCGGACCACCGGGCACACACCCAGCCCGTGCTCCTCGGCCCTGACCAGGCGCAGCTTGCCGGCCTCGGTCTCCCGCGCCTCCATGTCGTACCGGTGCGTGGCATCGTAGAGCCGCACCGACTTGACCCTCCCCTTCAGCGTGTTCCGGGAGGTCACCTCCAGCGCGAACTCCGGCCACTCGTCATCCACCGGGTCGGCGTAAAACGCCGTCAGCCGGCGCGGCGACTTGGGTTTGATCACCGGCACCGGCGTCCCCGGCAGCACCACCGCGTACGCAACGCCGTACTTCAGCGCCGCACGGTGCAGCCCATGCTGCCGGGCATCCATCCGGTTCGCCTGCCAGATCTCCCACGCCCTGGCGTTCTGCGACGAGCCCGCCGGCCGGTACCCGTCCACATACAGCGCCTGCGCCACCACCGTGACCACCAGCGGCAGCACGTTCACCCGGGCCCGCCGGATCAGCCACTTGTACTCCTGCCGCGCGCCCTTCGGCACATACACGCTGGAGGCCTCGCCGCGCATGTACGCGGCGATCTTCCGCAGCCGCGTCTGCTCCCCATCACGCAGCTCCAACAGCGTCCTGGCCGCATCCAGCGCCTGGCTCTCGGAGAGCGCCACCACCAGCACCCCCCTCCACAATCAGCTGAACCCAAACACCCGGCCCGACCGGGGCTTCGCCTTCGACTGCCTGGACCACTCCGCCGACCCCAGCAGCTTCCGCCGCACCATCCGCGCACCGACCATCGCCACCGCGGCGTCGATCTTCCGCCCCGACTCGCGATGCTCCTTGCCGATCGACACGCCCCACTTGTTCGGGCGGCGCCGCGCATTCACCACGTGCTGCCGCAAAACCCGGTTCCCGTCATGCGTCAGCAGACGGTCCCGGATATCCGTCCAGGAACGCTCACACGCCTCGGTGAACTCCTGCTGATGCGCTGGCGTCCGCATGTCCCACACGATCGGGTGCGGGCTCCGCGACCCCCGCGGCGCCGCATGAATCAGCAGGCCCGCGCCGTGCCGCTCGGCCCACGCATCCAGCAGCGCATCCCAATACCGCTCGCCGGTCTCATCCTCGCCACCGCCAGGGTCGGCGAAGAACCCCACCACCGACCACTCGGCGAACGCGCGGTCCACCCGCGCGTCAACCAGCTCCCGCGGCACCGACCACGGCACCCTGGAGTCCAAGCCGGGCGGGCGCTGCCAGCAGTCGATCAGGAACACATGCCCGTCGGACACGCAGCAGCCGACCAGCACCGTCGCATCATCCGACTTGGAGCCGTCGAAAAACAGCGTGATCTTCTCGCCGGGCTCCACCAGCCGGTCCTTACGCTCGCACGCATCCCACTCATACGGCGCGACCCACGCGTCCTCGGCGGCGACGATCTGGTTGTACCAAAACCGTCGCGACCGGCTCGGCGGATTCCGCGGGTCCAAGATCGACTGGACGATGCCGTTGACATCCAGCCAGTGCGAATCCCCCCGCACCAGCTCGACCACCCGCGGCGCGGCCTCCGCAGACAGCGGAGCCTCCGCCGGCGCCTCAAGCGAGTCATACAGCAGACCCGTGTCCCGGGCCCGGCCCGCCGCCATCAGCTCATACGCCTCACGTGCCCGCTCCGCCACCGAGTCCTCACCCGGCATGTACGCGTTCGTGATCGCCAGCGCGCGCGCCATACCGTCCGCCGATTTGGTCGCGTTACGCTCGATCACCGCGTCCATCTCATGGCCGCCGTTGGTGGCGAGCCAGTGATGCGTCTCGTTCTTGATCGTGAACGTCGGCCGGCCACCCTCGAGCGCACGCGGCGACGACGACACCGCCTCAATCCGCCGGGCACCCTTGAACGCGTAGATGATCTCCTTGCCGAGGTCGATCTGGTACCGCTCAAGCGCCGCCTTGGTGAAGATCCCCGGAAAGATCGTCATCGTGTTCCGGTTCTGATCCTTGCTCACCGCGGCGATCTGAATCCACGCCTCCGGATGCGGCACACCAGCCGGATGCTCATTCCCCCACGGGTCCCGAACCGTCCGCCCCGACGGGTCCGGCCGGCACGGCCCCACCAGCTCCGTCGCCGCCAGCGTCGCGACCAGCGGGTCCTTGCCCCAGCCCTTGATCCGCTGCAGCACGCCATCCCGGAACAGCCACCGGCCATCCTCGTCAACCGCGTACCACCACAGCACAAACCGCAGCTGCTCAGGCGTGTACCGCCACGGCCGGCCCGAGGGATGCTGCAACGCCTCGGCCTGCCACATCACGATGCTCCACCCGAGCGTGCGCTCCGGCAGATACCAGCCGCTCGGATGATCCGGGTCCCGCCGCCACGTCGGGCCGATCCGCACCGGCTCCAACGCGTCAAGATCAACAGTCGTCGTGTTGTCAGCCGCCGAGAGCGTCACGGTAATCGTCCAACGCGAGCACGCTGGCCGGCTTCCCGTCCTCAACACCATGCCGCTCGAGCTCGAGCCGCGCACGACGCCGCGCACCCTCCGTCGTCAGCAGCTCGGTCATCGCTGAGGAGACGGCGGCAAACAGCTGCGCCGAAAACCGGGGCGCCTGCAGCCCGCGCGACATGGCCTCCGCCACATACACCGCGGTCGCCACATCGGACGGCTCGTAGAAGACCGCCTGACCCGACACCTGCAGCGACTCGTACCACTCGCGCGCGATCGGGTGCCAGTCCTCGTGGGCCGGCGGGAACTCCACAACGGCCACACCGGCAGAAACCTTGGTCACCTCGCCGCCTTCCGGCTTGTTCCGGCGGCGGCGCTCCTCGCTCCGCTTGGGGANAG